ACCGCTAATAATTGCATTAGCTGTTCCAATATATCCTCTATTTGTTCCGTTATATGCAAATCCCACATAAGTTCCAGTTGTATTATTAAAATTTCCAGTACCTTTTACATCTAATGTATCAGCAGGAGAAGTCGTCCCAACACCCAAATTCCCAGACCCATCCAGAGTCATATAGTTTGAGCCAGTACCAAAAATTAACTTGCCGCCACCTTCGCCATTTGCAGTAGCGGTTGACCAAATTCTCCAATCACCACCACCTGCGTCTGTGCGAGTAATCCTAAGACCAGATGTATCGCCACCCGAGCTTGATGAAATTTGCAATTTAGCCGCAGGACTTGTAGTACCGACACCCAAGTTACCGCTGGAGTCGATACGGGCAAACTCACTTAACCCCGCAACAGTGCCTGAATCTGCACCGCCTTTGAACGCAATCGAGCCGCCGTTGTTGCCAATGGCTACGTCAAATACACCCGAGTTACTGCGGGCAAGCATGACGTAGGACTCTGTGTTTGGAGAGGAGAGCGTCAACCTTGCGTCTGAGGCAGGCGAACTCGTACCAATCCCCACATTGCCGCTGGCATCAACTACCGCTCTTTGCGCGCCGCCTGTAGTAATTGCAACTTGGTCAGCAGCAGGGAAGAAGATGCCAGTGTTGGTGTCGCCTGTAGTGGTGATGGCAGGGAGTGCCGCTGTGCCAGCGGAGAAGGTTGCAACGCCCGTGGCAGACAGCGTAGTAAACGCACCTGCGCCCAATGTATTACTTATCTTAACGAAATCAGCCCCGTCCCAAGCTGCTACGCATTTCTCGCCAGCAACGATTGTCACACCTGTAGTAGGCCCTGCTCCGCGCAGTACGATGCTCTGTGTGTTAGATGTCTTGTTAATTACGGTGTACGGTTTTGACTGCGCGGGGGCTGTGATATTGCGAGTTACTGTACCGCCTGCAGTCCACAAAATAACCGCTTGTCGGGCTTGGTTAGCCGCTAGGGTTGTGGTGCTTAAAGTTACGTCGGAGTCTGCGCTGAGTGTAGTCGTACCCGCTACAGCGGTATCCAACAAAGCAGTCAAGGAGTTATTGACAGTATCGCCCCATGTTCCAGACAGTTCGCCCGTTACGGGAAGGGCTAGGCCCAAAAGTGATGTTGCTGCTGTTGCCATAATTTACCTCAAGTTACTATTTCAACCCAGTTTACGGATTGTGAGTTGTTTATATTTTGCCAGTTTACTGATTGCGTGTTACCCACATTTTGCCAGTTTGGAACCTGCATGTCATCAATTAGCTTCCAGTACACCGCGACTACCACCCCTACATCCCCTGCTGCGTAGTTTCCATTCAGTGCGAACGATCTATCACCCAGTGCTACTGAACCTGCGGAACCGCTTGCGCTCACACCTGTAAGGGCTACCAACACTTCTTTAACCACTGTGCCAACTGCACCAACTGCTTGGTTCGATGGTAGGGGAACAATAACTTGGTTTACTTCCCCTTGTGCTGAAACCCCGGAGACAGCTACTGTAGACCCATTAACAACTGTCCCAACCGCGCCTTCTGCTGAGACTCCTGAAATGTCTTTTGCTTTATCTGCCGCTACCGTTCCAACTACGCCGCTTGCAAATACCCCAGTAAGAGTTACTGTACGGTTTGTTACTACACTTCCTACGGCCCCTTCCGCCGAAACACTTGTTATGGCATGTTCCTTATCCGCAAGGACTGCCCCAACCGCCCCAGATGCGGAAACGCCGCTTAAGGCTATCGTTTGGCTGTTTGTAACCGTACCTACGTTACCAAATGCTGCGTCCCCAATACCGCTACCAGAGTTGGTTTCAACGACATCCCCTACGTTACCTGTACTACTTACACCGCTTAGGGCTACAGTTTGGGTATTTGTAACCGTACCTACAGCACCGGATGCAGCAACACCTGTGGCTGCGAGTGTCCCGCCCCAGCCATTATCCCCCCAAGCGTTATCGCCCCAGCCGAGAGCCACGACCTACCTTTAGGTTGTAGCCAAACGCAACAATGCAGTTGACGTGTTGTTTGTAGGCATAGTCAATGTAAACGTACCAGCAGTGATCGTCTGTGAACCAAATGTGTGTACAGAAACCGCCTTGTTACTCTGAGTTGAGTTGTATATCAACACCGCATCAAACGCGGTACTCAAGGTAACGGTTGTGTACGTAATCGAAGCTGACGGTGTAAAAAACGCTACGCCTGCCGTTGCTGAACTATTGGTTGCTGTTGGTGGCGTTGCTGCTGTTACCGTCACACCTCCAGCTACGTAGTTGGTCCCAGATACTTCTCCTGTTGCGGAGTACGCAGTGGTTGCCGCGTCATAAGTGGCTGAGGTCAGATACAGAGCCGCTTTAAATGTGTCGGTTGCGCCCGTTCCACGGGTCGGTGCAGTACCAAAATTATGGGTTGCGGTCATTAACTCGCCCATAAACGAGGTGCACATTGATTGGGTGTTACTCACAAGAGTTCTCCTTAAGGTAAGAAATTGCGCTCAAAAGAAATTTTGGGCTGTCTAAAAATAAACCCAGACCCGTATTACACCGCATACAAAGTAAGCCGCGAATACTGCCGGTACTATGGCAATGGTCTATAAAAAACATTTTAGTCCTACCACCCGGTTTTTTAACAGAACAAATTGCACATTTACCATTTTGCTTTGCCAACATTACATCATACTGCTCAGGCGTGATGCCATAGGTAATTTTTAATTTGCTTTTGCGTTCGACAGCAAGAAACTTTTCTTTGTTTTTTTCTCTGTATGTTTTATTGTATGCAACTCTACATTTTGTACATTGAGAAACAGGCTTGCCCGGACGATGTGTTTTACGCATAGGGAACTCTGACAAGGATTTTTCTTCCTTGCACACAGTACATTTATGCGTTGTTTTCACATTTTTCCTTAAAAAGAAGCGGTTTCAGCGCCTGCAAAAGTGGGTATTTTCTTCAGCGTAACGTGGGCAGACCGATGAACCAACTCATCGTTTAACCAGTACTCCGTCCAAGTGGTTAACTCGTTTTCATTGTCTACAGTGCCAGAACGGTGCTCCAACAAGGAGTCGTCCATTTCACCTTTGGTAGTCGTAACAATCAATTTGAACTCCTAATGAGCGCTGAAGTAGCTGTATTAGCGGGCATTGTGATGGTGAACGTACCGGTAGATGTTTTATCTGACCCAAAATCCAACACCGCAATGGACTTATTACTCTTGCTAGCATTGTAAATCAAGGCACACCGCGCTGTCACTGCTGTTGACCAAGACGTATTGGCCCAGTTGACGTAGACCGTGTACCCAGAAGTATTAAGAGCAACGCCTGTCATAGTGTTTCCACCCGCTGTATAGCCTGACGCTACAACTTCACTAAGGGTGGTATATACCGTGGTAGTCTCATCAAGGTTAGCGTTTGACGTGTAAAGAGCGATCTTAATGGTATCCGTCAACAGATTGTGTACCGCTTGGTACACCTCTGCTTTAAACGAAGTGGTCTGGGTTTGGACGATCATTACACTACACCATTATTCTGTGGCAACGGGGCCATGCGGTACTGACCACTACGATACGCATCGCTGCGCTCAAGGCCATCGCCAAGACGTTTAGCCAGCATTAACGCTTCCTTGTACTTCCCATCGTATAAAGCAATGATGTCGGCTTCACCTTTCATGTAGGTAACCGCTTCTACCAACGCCCCGTAGAGCAGCACGGAATCAAAATTATCACCTAGCCATGTTGTATTAGCGGTAGTAATAGATTCGGGAAAATAATAGTAGTGAAGTTCTACAGAATACGTAGCATCTGGCGTTGGGCCAAGAATAAACGACAACTCATTGCTTATCGTAGACCCTGAAACGGTTGGGCCAAACAAAGCGTAGTACTTAGGAATAGCCGTGTCGGTCGGGGTTGGGTACGCTTCACGAATGAAGTTGACATCCTTGTTCAACAGGAACGAGTACGCCCCAGCAGCATCAATTACCGCTAACGAGTAGGACGAAAGGTAATCTTCAGGGCACGATAAGTACTTGTTGTTGGCTGTAATCGTCCCTGTTACGTTCTTACGTATTGAAGGGAACTGAATGGTGTTGTAAATGCGCTGCTCTGCCTGCTGAATGAACGTGTTCATATCCGCAGTTGGGAAAGTATTCTCCGTGTAATCAGAGATAGCAATCACTAGAGCAGCGTAGTTCATGCCATTGGGCCTCGTGCCATGATCCCACGAGTAGCTGCGCCAGTACCACGGATTTTAATTCCGTCAGTCTTAGTTGGCTCGTTACCAGCGGATTTACTGATGTTGCCCACGCTTACGTCAAACGAGTCTAACTTGCTGCGGTTAGGTTCTTTGCCGGGATTCTCAGCAACGGTGACACCCTTGCCAGACATAGTGTGGGGTTTAGCGTAGAGGCTGGCAGGGCCAACTTCTTTGCCCATGCGTTTCATGCTTTGTGTTGCCATATTAGCCTCGCTTTTGATTAGCTACTTTAGCTAGACCACGGCCTAGCTTCAGCATTTCTTCATTGGTCTTGCCGCCTTTACTGCCTTTTCCACCATGCTGAATGCCAACGGAAGGGCCGCTATCGCCAAGATTTTTACCTTTGGTTTTGCCTTTTGAGGCTACGCCATCTGCAGCTTTTGTGTATGCCATGATTAACTCCTATGAAACGCTTACTGTGACTATACCAACATTTGTCGTCGCAACCAAGTAATTCGGTGTCAACGCAACGTCAAAAAAACTTGCTCCACCAACAGGGTTCCACCCCCACTGGATGTTCCTAGAACCGCCGCTAAGGTACCCATCTGACATCGGGCCCGAAGTAACATATGTGGTATCCCTACGCGGGTTACGCACTGCTTGCGGGTCTTCTACTGGGTACATGCCCAACTGCAACTGGGGCTGGTCAGGGTCCCAGCAACTTGCACAGACCAACAAGTTGTATATCTTCGTCTTCTTAATCTCTTTCCTTAGCTCGGTCAGCTTGAACTGCGCTCCGCAACGATCGCACATGGCGATCGAGTGCTTGCCCGATGAGAACATGTTTGCCATTTTTAGATAAACATTTGGCGCGGCACGAACCGCGAGGACGCTGTTTCTCTGTCTTCGGTAGACGCAAACTCCCAAGCCTCGTCATACTGTGATTTCAAAATGTCTAACCGCTGCGCCCCATTGGGGACCTTCATCGCTAAATAGTACGCCAGCCCCGCGACCATGCACGGCAAAAACCGGAACGGCACGTCCATTGTGTTCACACCGCCGCCTGCATCGTCAATACGGCGCATGCGCCAGTAAACCAGTTGGTACGTTGTGCTGTTGTCTGGGGTAGGCCAAACCGTCACAGACGGCAGGTTCTGTGCGTATACAGGGCTTCCGCTGATGTGCGCTGCCGCAGTTGTGCTGGCCTGCCCGCGTGCGCAGTACAAGAGTTGGTTGCCTACGATGGAGCCGTAGTAGATGATCTCGGACTCAATTATTACAAACCCTGTAGTGGGAAGCCCAAGCACTGAAGCCATTGAGATTGTTGTATCCGTAGCGGAGATTGCGCTTGTCAAAACTGTGCCTATCGCTGAGCGCTCGCTGTCAAGGCGTTGCATCCACAACTGAATTGGACGGGCTTGCTGCAGCTTATTTGGGATCGTGGCATAGGTAGACACACTGATGCGCGTAATGCTCAAATCGGCCTGTGTAGACGCGCTCCCGGCCCCTGTGCGGATGACATGCTCCAAAAGGTCCACGGTGTCTGAAGGAAGTGCGTAAGTGGCTTGCCCCGGAGCCAAGTTAATCGTCCCCTGCTCAAACGTCCACATGTTGATGCCGCGATTGGCCCAGTCAGCAAACAGTAAGTTAAGGGAGCGGCGGGCTGTCTTCAGGTCATACCCTGTGCGCAACTCGGAACCCGCACGCTCGAAAGCCTCCTCCACCAGTTCGGTGAGGTCTAGGTTAAACGCTGTGGTTCCTGAGATTGCCATTATCTAAATCCCGCTGTTTTCTTTGCAATTGCTTTTGGCTGGGCTACGAATTGTTTTCCGGCTTTTTTGCCAGCACGCTTCGCACGCGTTGTTGCAGCATACTCACTAGGGCTGAGGCTTTTAATCGCAGCGCTTGGTAAGTACCTTTCACCTGTGTCAGAAGATTTTTTACCACTTTTGGTTCTCCATTTTTGGTCACCCCAATCCTTGAGCGATTTCTGTGGGGCTTTCATGTTAGTCCTTGTACCCGCCACCTGCGGCTTTGTACTTCTTAGCGACAAGCTGTGCTTTACGCGCTGACCATTTGCCTGCTCCGGTGCCTTGGGTTGCCGCAGATTTGACGCTGTTAAAAATCCGCTTGCGTAACTCAGGCTTGGTGTAATTACCCGCCGCATTCACTTTAGATTTTACCTTGCCGCCTTCAGCGTATTGCGTGAAGTCAGTGTTATCCCGACGGGCTTTTTTAACTCCCTTGGGCATCTTGGAGGGGGCGATGTCCCCCATACCGCGACTAGACATCATGTCAGCACATCTTTCCACGGGTTTTGCCCCGTTGCGCAATGCCGTCTGCACGGCGAGAAGCGGATACTGAACCGCCTGAAGCCATCTTCTTGACTGCGCCACCTTTTTTCATACCACGACGTTCACGTTGCATTTGATTGGCATCTTCGTTTTGCTTTTGGATTACGGCTCGGCCATCCGACTTGTAGTATGAACCACGCCCGTTACCAGCTTCACCGGAACGGAGGAATTTAGCTGCAGCTTCTGGGTCGCGTTGTGCCATAGCCATGTCGGTGCCAGATTCACTCATCTGCTTACCAAGTCCGTCGCGGTCAAACGTGTCGCGGAGCCTATCATTGTACTCACGACGTGTCATACCTGCGGGGCGTCCGCGGCTGTTACCCTTTTCAGAGTCCGCAGTAATTGGGTCTGCGCTTCTAACTGCAATTGGCTCGCCTCGGCGGGTCAGCTTGTTCTTGTCATTGAGGTAGTCACGTAAGTTTGTAAAGCCAGAATCTTCTAGTTCTTTTTTACTGACGATTGGATTAGTAGCCATTAGCGCTTCCCGCCTTTCTTCATGGTGACTTGCTTGGCTTTGGTCTTGCCTTTTGTAGCAACACCGTCAGCCGCTTTGACGTAACCACCGCCTTTTAAGCCAGCGTGAGCTTTGGAAGCAGGTTTAGCTGCGTGTTTTGCTAGTGCGCTGCCTTTGTCGCCGTCTTTTTTCTTAGCCATCATTGCCATGAAGCCGGGGTTCATTTTAGAAGCCATATCACCACCTTTTGAAAATTTACGGCCTTTATCGGCCTCGTTAAAGTCCTTTCCCACGGACTGTGGGATTCCTACTTTCTTAGCAAACGATGGCGAGTGTGCTATCGCGGCCATGAAATTGTGTTGTTTTTTACTCGTTGACGGCATCAGTTTTCTTTCGACGGATGATCTCCGCAAAGGGCTTCCCTGCAATCATTTCTGCAATACGCATCAATGTCCATACTGCACCAATAAGACCAAAGACTGGGGTAAACATTTCCAAAAACGATCCTATGGTCGCTACCATAGACGCAACATCCATTACGTTTTTGGCGGTGTCGTGAGTTTGTGTCATATCAGCACATCTTTCCGCGAGTTTTACCGCGCTGGGCAATTCCATCTGCACGTTTGGAAGCAGATACTGCTCCGCCTTTTTTGTACTCATTAGCGCCAACATACGGGTAGCGCGTAGTTTTAACCCCGCCATCTGTGCTTATCGTAGCGTCTTTCTCCGCTTTTTGGCGTTCAGGTTTAGCTTTTGCAATTTCTAACTCGCGCTTCATGCTGAGTTTTTTGTCGGCAGCAATCATCTCGTCTGCCATATTTGTTTTATTTTTAGCTGCACTTTTATCCGCAATAGCTGACATGCTCATACGTCCGCCACCACCACCGCCCATACCACCTGTACCGCCGCCTTCTGACCCAAGCCGATACTCTTCTATTGGATTACGCATTCCTTTTGGCATATTTACCTCAACATTTCCATCTTGCTAGTGAAGCAGCCTTACGGGTAGGCTTACCTTTTTCGTCTTTCATCGGCCCCGGCATACCAGACATACGCGCACAGAATGACTTCTTGCGAGCACCGCCTTGCGGCTGTGGCGCTTTGAGGTTTGATCCTGTAGCTGCGTTGTACTTAGCACGTCCTTTGGCTGTAAGCCCAGCCCCTTTAGAGACCGGCAGCTTCTCGCCGCGACCTACTGCAAGGGATGGGGTTTTCTTAGCCATAGAACACCGTGATATGCGTGTTAGCGCCTAAGAAAAGTCGTATGCCGTTATGAGCAAGGACGCCTTCTCCGGGAATTGGTACGCTGTACCCAGTTTGATTTGATGCGTCTAGTTGCAGCAGCACATCAT